GTATTATTGAGGCAAAACTGTGTATAGCTCACTAAATATTTACAACCAGCCTGTAACAGTAGCTCCTACAACAGTTGTCAGTCCAAATGCGGCCTATCAACGCATGGCACAGTTCTGGGATTTGATAGCAGATTTGAAGGAAGGCACATACAAAATTAGATCAGAGCATAGAAAATATTTGCCTCAGCTGGAAAGAGAAGTAGATGACAGCTATGATCGCAGATTAGCTAGGTCAACAGTAGTCCCATATCTTCAGAGAATAGAAAAAATGTTAAGCGGTATGCTGGTCAGAAAGCCCATAAGATTAGATGATGTATCTGATTTAGTTAGAGAACAGTTGTTTGATGTTGATTTAGAGGGCAACGATCTTAATGTATGGCTATATCAGACTGCAAGAACTGTAATATCATTTGGCCATTGTGGTGTTTTGGTAGATGCACCAAAGGAAGGAGAGAAAGCAAGGCCATACTGGGTGACATATAAGCCATCAGATATATTAGGCTGGAGGACTGAAATCATAGATGGTGCAAGAGAACTCACACAGGTGCGTTTATTAGAAAAGGTTGTTGAGCCAGACGGAGCCTATGGTGAGAAGAATATTACACAGGTCAGAGTGTTAGAACGTGGCAGATATGAGATCCACAGAAAAGATGACAAAAAAGGTGAATATAAATTGTTTGAAGAGGGTGAAATGAGCTTGAAGGACAAAATACCTTTTGCTGTTGCTTATTCCAACAGAGTTGGATTTTATGAAAGCCGTAGCCCTTTGTATGACATTGCAGAACTAAACCTCAAGCATTACCAGATTCAGTCTGACTTGGACAACATATTGCACATCAGTTCTGTACCATTACTTGCAGTCTTTGGCTATCCAAACGCAGATGAAATAACAACAGGCCCTAGTGAGGCACTATCATTGCCACCAGAATCAAGAATGGAATACATTTCTCCATCAGGAGATAGCTATGACAGCCAGTTCAAAAGGCTTGATGATATTAAGGAACAGATTAATACACTTTCACTGGCCGCAGTTTTAGGGCAGAAGTTAGTGGGCGAGACAGCAGAGGCTAAGAGAATAGATAGATCGCAGAATGACAGCACAATGATGGTAGTTGCCCAGCAGATGCAAGACTTGATTGATAACTGCCTCAAGTTTCATAGCGAATATCTTAATGAGCCTAATGCTGGAAGCAGCTTTGTAAACAGAGACTTTGTAAGTACAAGACTAGAACCACAGGAGATCCAGTCATTACTTGCATTGTTTACCTCTGGCACTATCAGTCAGGAAACATTATTGAATCAGCTATCGGCTGGAGAGATTCTTGGTGACGACTTTGACGTGGAAGATGAGATCGAAACAACACAGAACGGAGGTTTGACAGAAAGGGAGGAACCAGATGCCCCAGCGGAGGAGCCAGCGGACACAGAGGACGAATGATAAATGTCCACACCAGAGATTTTCTATAGAGAAATCATTGATCTTAATAGATATTCAGTAGCAGTATCAGAGAAATTTGTAGTCACTTATAACGAAATAATCCTCAATGCAGCCAAACAACTTAGGTCTATAGATCAAAGACAGGTTGCAGAGATAGCAGCGGGAGGGTCGAGAATCATTGCACCAGTTACCAGAAAAAGACTTAGAGCCATAATAAAACAATCAAGTGATAGCTTGAATACATGGTGGGCTAGATCAGCCCTTGACATGAAAGAAGAGTTGCAGGGAGTGGCAGAACTACAAAGAGATTTTGTTGTTAATGAACTGAAAAACATTACAGCCTCTGGTGATGTTCCTATCAATAGTGTTGCTATCAGTAAGGATTATGCAGATTCAGTTATTATGACTGATCCATCAAAGGTCAATATATTCACAAGTCAAAAGTTTACAGAAGATGACTTTGTTAAGTTTGGATCTGGTAAGTTCAGCCTCACTTCTTTGCAGGGTGCAACAATCAAGCTTCCAAATGGGCAAACAGTACAGAAAGCGTTTAGAGGTATAGCAGAGTCCTCAGCAGAAAGATTAGATTTGGCAGTCAGGTCAGGAGTCTTTGCTGGTGAGACATTACAGCAGATCAGTAGGAGATTAGTTGGCAGACTTGATTTTGACGATTTACAGAAAGCTAGTGTCAGGCAAATGGCTCAAGCTGGAGGTGAGTTAACAAAGCTGGCTAATCATCAGATTCAGACTATTGTTAGAACATCTGTTAATCAGGTTACAAATCAAGCATCACAGGCTGTATATGCCGCAAATAAAAAGGTTGCCCCTAAATATGAATATGTTGCAACTTTGGATTCTCGAACAAGTGCTATTTGTCAGCGACTTGATGGACAAAAGTTTGACTACAATAATGGCCCGACACCACCGCAACACTTCAACTGTCGATCTACTACTGTCCCTGTTGTGGACTTTGATGGTTTGCAAAAGAAATATCCTAACCTTGAAAAGCCGCCAACATCACAGATTGTTTCCAGACCATCAGCTACAGGCAGAGTGCCGCAGGGAACACAATACGGAGACTGGCTATTAGATCAAGATAAAGAACTACAGATCAAGACTCTTGGTAGTGAAGGCAAGGTAAATTATTTCAAAAGATTAGCTGGAAAGGAGGGATCTGGGCAGAAAGCATTAAGAAAACTAATTAGAAATGACGGAACAAAGCGTAGTCTTAAGGATCTGGAAAGGTTATATGGCAAGCCTAGTGCTATCAAGCCAGTGGTCAAAGCTGCCACTGCCGTAGCTCCACCAGTAGCTCCACCTGAGCCAACAACCCCAGCAGCTGCAATCAAGACTTCACCTGTATTGTCAACAGATGGCTTTGATAAGTGGCTTGCTAAAAACAAACTTGCAAAGAACTCTCAGCAATTTATTGAGGAAAGTTTAGACAGCATGGAGAATTTAAAAGGTGAAACAGGTAAAAATATCAAAAAAATGCGTAAGTTTATGAAAAAAAATAAGGTTCTCAATCATTTCAACTTAAAAGGTGAATCAACAAGACCTTTTAACGAATTACAAAGCAAGTTCCTTACTGGTAAAAACTTAGAAATTTTTGAAGATCAATATAAAACTACTGTTAAACGCTTTGACAGATTTAGAGAACTTCCCAGTTCACAATATATGGACGAAATGTATCTTTATTGGCCTAGAAATGAAATTGCAATTAAAACAGGCATACAACAGGCAAAACAAGGATTGCCAATTACTGATGAAAGATTTATAAAGTTAGTTTCCAAGAGTTATCTCAAAAATGCTACTGGTAACTCAAATGGCTTTACTAATCTCAGTTCAGCCATTGTCCATACAAGGTTGCGGGACGGAGCAAAAAAAATTAATGCTAGTCTTGCCAAAAAAATAAAAAAAAGTGCAGCCGACACTCTTGAACATAATGCAAGAATCCCAACTCTGGAGGGCATGGAAAGATATAGAGTCAGCGAGATCTGGTCAAACTCACACCCCATGCCACAAGAATATGACTGGTTTTCCACATTTGTGCATGAAATGGGCCATCAAGTACACTTTGAGGCGGGGACAAAGCCGCTTGGCAACAAGTTCAGCAAAATGAAGGGCATAAAATATGTGACTGAATATAGTAGAAAGAACCCCAGAGAACAATTTGCTGAAGCTTTCACTCAATATATTTTTAACCCAGAAGGACTGAAAGAAAAAGCACCACGCTTATATGCGTGGGTAGATGAAACTATCACTTTTGCACTGGAGGCCAAATGACACCAACTGAAGCACTAGAACTGTCAAAGCAGTTCCCAGAAAACAGAACTGTTCCAAGACGTATTGCAAATGCAATGAAAAAAACAAGAGGTGATGATAGAAAGAAATATGAACAAATTGTTGAAGGTTTGTATGTTGACTGTCTTTCTATCGAGGATATTGATTTAATGGATAAATACTTTGATAACTAATGCCACTCAAGAAAGGTAAGTCACAGAAAACTATCAGTGCCAACATAAGGCTCTTGATGAAAGAAGGCCGCACATTAAAACAAGCACAGGCTATAGCTTTATCAACTGCTAAAAAACGCAAAAGGAAGTAATATAAAGTCAGCTACTTTTATTATCATGCCTAGAGGTGCTGGATATGGCTCTATGAAGCCAAAAGGAATAAAGAAAAAGAAAAAGAAGGGAGGCAAAAAATAATGGCTAAAGGATTTTTTGAAAAATTAAATGACTACAAGGCAGAAAAGCCAAAGACAAAGAAGGCAAAACCTAAGAAAGACAAAGACTGATGGTTCGCAGACGTTTTAGAAAAGTTGCAAAAGACAAAAAAACAGGCGTTGCTAAGAAGTATCTCAGCGGGGCCAAGAATAAAAGTGCAAAAGCGGCAGAAATAAAACGTACAGCAGAGGCATACAAAAGAGGTGAATTTATTGATATAAAGGCAGTATCCAAATCACGCACAAAACAAGATGGCTCCAAAAAGAAAACCACTGTCCGCCGCCGTAGAAAAAAGTCTTA